AACTCCTGTAACAATAAATACATTGGGATATCTTATTAATTATGGAGGGGGGCATTATGTATCTCTTCGAAAAGAATCGAATAACCAATTTTTATATAATGATTCCATGGGAAAATCAAACGAATCATTTCCTACAGTAGATAAATATTTAACAAAGTATACAGATAGCCGAATTTATAGTATTCTTCAAATTGACAATTATACAACATATATTGATCCCAATCTTAAATTAGGTGTTATTGGGGGGACAGATCCGGTTTCAAAAGAACAAAATAAACAAGCAGCTGAATTGCAACGATTGAGAGATGATCTATTGGCATTAGTGAATCGGTATATTATTCCTATTTTAGGCGATGATCCAAAAACTGTGGCTGGAGTATTAATTAATCTTATAGTACAAGATATGGGTAATCCGAATGATGGATATGCATTTATTGATATTATAGATAAAAATAAAAAAACTATAGGAAAGATAGTTTTAGATAATCAAGATAAAATTATAAAATTGTCAACGGATAAGGTAGATACATTTCAGAAGTTTGTTTCAACGTTATCTTCATTCATTGCAGAACCAAATGCACCTTTTTCCTCTTCCTCTTCCTCTTCTACTATACAACCAGCAGCAGCAACATCATCAGCAGCATTATTCAAAGATCAATTAACAACTCTTATATCCAATGATTCCAATCTTATCTTTACCAAAATTAAAACGCATCAAATTCAACGATTTGAAGAACTCTATAATTTATTATTAACAAACAAAGATGTTCGTGTTATGATTCCTACAGAAACAATTCCTGCAAATCAAACATCTGAAAATAATATTTTAAGTAAAAAGATTTTTCATGGTCTTGGATCAGGACTTGCAAGAGGCCAATGGGGTGATAAAGTATTGTCGAATGCAAATCTTCAAAATCTTTCAAGTATGATTCAAGTATTAGTTACTAATTATGGAGAGCGCATCCAATTTGGAAGCATTGGACCTGCACCAGGAAAAGCACCATTTTTTGTAAAAGAAGGACCCTCTTGTAAATTATTGCATTTATGGGGAGCAAATATAAACAATTGGGATCTACCAGATAGTACAATGATAAGTGGAGGTGGCCAAGCTGCTGTAATTGGAAAACAAATTCCAGGTGTGTTTGGAATTATAACAACTCCATTAGGAATGGACCCGAGTAATATAATTAATGTATCTACAAAAAATCATGCATGTCCTCCAAAAGGCGGTCGCCGTCGTACCCGCAGCAACCGACTCAATCAACGGAAACGAACTCGTAAACAGTAACTTTTTTTAACGTATAGATCAATCCTTAGAAAGAATTGTTCTATAAAAATAAATAATTACACATACATAAATGTATGCGACATATTCACTTCCTTCCGTTTCAGAAACTTTTCTAGATGAGATTTCTGCAGCGTAAATGGAAGAGCAAATCCTTCAATGGCAAAGGGAACTTGCTTGGGATGATTGTAAAAGCGTAGCAAATTAATCTTGTTCACCACCGTCTGAATGCACCGCTTCAACTCACGTACACCAGGTTCTCCATTGGTGTAATGCTCAATAATATATTCAATCATGTCACGGTTGAACATCACCTTCTCAAAGAGTCCTACCTCGCGAAGAGCCTGACCCACCAAATAATCTTCTGCAATCTTTACCTTCTGTTTCACATTGAAGCCTTCCACCGCAATGTTGTACATACGATCCTTCAAAATGGGATTCACCTTCTCGTGATTGTTGTGAGAAAAGATAAAAAGGCATCGTGAAAGATCCAAATCAATTCCTGTAAAATACTTGTCCTGAAACCGATCGTTCTGTGACCCATCCGTCAAATGAATCAACATGTTCATAATTTCTTCTCCTTTGGGAGTCTCGGAGACCTTGTCCAACTCATCAAAGTAAAAAATAGGATTCATACATTTGGACTGAATCAGCACATCCACAATCTTCCCCCAAGTAGAACCTTCATACGTGTAAGAGTGCCCGTCTAGGAACGAAGCATCCGTCGCACCTCCTAACGTAATAAAATGAAACGGACGATCAAGCGCCTTGGCCACCCCATCCTTGATCAAAGAGGTTTTGCCAATACCAGGAGGTCCGTGAATGGACAATACATTGCCATGGGATTTGGGATTGGCCACCCAGGCACTTACAAATTGCATAATCTGAAGTTTGGCATCGTCGTGACCATAAATCGCCGTATCCATGCAAGATCGAACTTTTACCATAAATTCTCCACATTTGTCAGGTCCATCTTCAATCTTTACAGGTAAATCCTTGTATGTTCCCAAAGGAAGACCTGTAAATCCATCAATCCAATGAGAACACTTGTAATATTCCGTAGAAGAAGGATCAATGTTGCAAAGAGCATTGTACTTTGCCATCGCAATCCGTTGGAGTCCTGGGCGAATGGATACCTTTTCCAAAATTTTAAACTTCATGGGGATTACCACTTCCATCGGACTCGCCTTATATTCTAATACTTTCAAGAGAGAGGACTGCTTTTCAGGAACGAGTGACTTAAAATACGTAATATCTGTATCAATATTATCATTATCTTCTTCCTCCTTTTGAACTAATTCTACAAATCGCTTCACTGTAGCAGATTCCTTCTTCATATTGTATTTTACAGGTTTGTTGGGATCACGGCCCTCTCCTAGAAGATCACTGAATACAATATCAAAGGTCGCTTCACCACGTTTCTTCGATCGCGGTTTGACTTCCTCCTCCTCTTCACTTTCCTCTTCACTTTCCTCCTCCGTTTCCTCTTCACTTTCCTCCTCCGTTTCCTCTTCACTATCCTCATAACTTTCTTCAGAAGATTCTTCTACAACTTGTTTGGAAGCTTTTACAATACTCAAGGTAGGACTTACATGAGACTTTTTGGGAAGCTCAATATCCTTGGGTCCCCCTGTTTCAATAATTTTTTTAATAATTTTTCTGGCTTTCTTTGCCGAAGATCGAACCGGTCGCTTCTCCTCTTCACTCTCTTCAGAACTCTCTTCAGAAGATTCTTCCACAACTGGTTTTGATTTTTTTGTAACACTCGACGTAGGACCTACATGAGATTCGGGCTTTTCAATAATATTTTTCATAATTTTTTTAATAATTTTATTAGCTTTCTTTGTTGAAGATTGATCCGGTTGCTCTTCCTCAGAATAATCATAATCAATCAGATCACGAATATTTCCCTTACTATCAACACTACTATCATCGTCACTGGGAGGAAGAGGTTGCTTCTTCTTCTTACCAGGAATGGGAATGGGAGTAGAACCTCCTTTCTTCGGCATGTCTACCTTCTTCTAGAGTTCAATCCTTAGATTATTTACGGTTGCTGCGATTTTTACGATTCTTACGCGTAACAACACGACGAATCATACTGTTGGTCCCATTTGTTACATTATGCACAACGCGCCCTGTTCCATTCGTAAATTTCTTTAACGAGTTACGAACAACATTTTTGGATCCCTTTAGGGCATTGGTAGGAACATTTACTATAACATCAAGAGCATTCTGTGTAACTTTACTCACTGTATTTACTGCATCACTGACAAGATCGCCGAGCGTTGAAAAAACTCCACGACTTTTACGCGTAGAACGGGGCATTTCTAAAGAAGGAGTAGATAAAATTCCTTTGGAATTTTATCTACCCCCTTCTTTAGAAAAGGTGCCTTGAGGGGCTTTGCCCCTCAAGAGTTTTATTCTGACAGCAAAGCTGTCAGAATAAAACTGCATTTCTAAAGAAGGCGTAGATAAAATTACTTTCCAGGCTTGGTAATACTTTCAATAATATCAAGAAGAGCATACTTTGCCTGAGGTTTTAGACCGGGAGGGAGTTCTGAATTTTTCAGAGCCGCAAAGGTAGTCAAACTACCCATCCAATCTCCTGTAGGACGCAGAGGCGTCTGAAAGAGAAGTTTCAAACATTCCGCATACGCCGTGCATTGTTCACTGTATTTTTCTTCTGTAGAATGTTTACTGAGAGATTCGGTAATAAATTTCAATAAAGAGTAATATGATTCGGAAGGAAGTTCTTTCAGATTCACAAGTTCTGCAATAAATCGACTGTATCCCTTTCGACGACGAATCTGCTTCTGCTCCTGTAAGAAATCTTCATCGTGATCTCCTGTGTAAACACACGGGTTTTTAATATTATCAAAGATAGCAGAGAAGTTTTCAAAGAGTCGAAGCATTTCAAGACGTACATGGGGATACTCAGATCCCAATTCATGTAAGAGTTTCGTACAAATTTTGCACAAAGGAGCAGACATAGCCGCCGTTTCAAAGACAGTATTTACAAAATCAGTCAATACAGAAGTATCATCAGGGTCTAGAAATTGTGTTAGAAATTCTTTTGTTTTTAGATAATTCGAATCACTGATTTTATTAATCACACCTGTAATTTTATTTTTTTCAGATTCTTCAAATGTCTTTTCCCGTTTTCCAGGTCGTCCGTAGGTTCCAAATCGAAATTCAGTCGATTCTGCGGGAGAATCAGTTGGAAGAATGGAAAGTGTTGATGAAACTGGTGAAGCTGCAATTCCTCGTTTAAGAGCAGGGCGACTAGTGGGTTCGGGTCGGCCCCAGCGACGAACTTCCTGAAATCCTTCCGCATCAGAGCGAGTCCGTAAGGAACTAAAATCACGAAATCCTGTGGGTCCTGAGGATCCTTTTATATGACTTGCAATAATTGCTTTAATTGCGGGTGGAGTTGTAGTATACTCTGATCGCAATGCATATATATCTCGAATAGAGGCTGGAACCTCTGAGACTCGAACTGATTTCACTTCACGTCGAGCCATTTCTTATCTCTTTTCAGGTTGATTGGTTTAAATCCTTCCGGTATTGGTTGCGCCTCTTATCAATTTTTAGCATCGCACCCCCTTTCAAATGTTGGGACCTTATGTTGCATCTGATTTAGAAGTAAACTCGATTCAAATTCCAACAAAAACAGTAAAAGGAGCCGAACATTTTTCATCTCAATTGCTTCAACCAACTGCAGATATATCTACCTTAAAAAAGATTCAAACTCCATTGTTGGCGCTTCGACGGGTAAATACCTCTTCACTTCAATTGGCCCTTCAGACCTTTCAATCCACTGAATCAACGTTTCAAGAATTTGGTGCTTCCACAGATCCTTTGGTAGAAGAAAGTACTGAACAAATTATCTGGAATCCTGGCTCCATGATGGGCAGACTTTGTAATCAATCCCCTCTTTTTCTGGAAGCTATGATTGCATGGAAAACACTGGCTCTTCCTGGAATTACAGTTCTTTCTCCTTTTTTTGCTATATTCATTCCATATCTGTTTTTATATGTTCATGGAATGCAACCATCCTTTCAAGAGTATTTAACTACGATTCGAACCGTTGTACGAGGAGCCGTCACCGTCCCCTCCATTCTTCAGGCAAAAGGAGAAGGAGATCGAGTAGGATTTGTGTTAGAGTCGTTGTATATTTGTGTCATGATCGGTATTTTTCTAAGTAGTCTATGGACTCAAGTGACCAGTGCATTGCATCTACGAACGATCGCCGCGTCTCTTCGAGAAAAAGGAACCTTTCTTCGAACCGGTATTACAGCAGCTGAATCGATTTATTCTATTTTATCAAGCTTCCCACCTAAGATTCGAAAGGGACTTCAATCCTTACTTCTTGAAGGAGAACATGTGTTAGAGCCGTTTAAACATACAACCGATACTGGAATTGGTCTCTTTGCTAGACTATGGAATAATAAATCACCGTTAGAACCTCTTGTAAGATGGGTTGGAAAAGTAGATGTTCATGTAGCCATTGCATCCCTTTCTACCATCTGCTTCCCCCGTTGGACATCCACATCCCATATCGAATTTAAGAATGTAATTCATCCATCTCTTGCAAATCCAATTCCAAATGATGTTCTTATTCAGAAAGGAGCTATTTTAACAGGACCCAATCGTGGAGGAAAATCCACCTTTTGCAAAGCGATTGGAGTTTCCCTCCTTTGTGCACAATCATGGGGATTTGCCTTTGCCTCCAACGCTCTTCTATCTCCTTTCAAACGAATTGAAACGGCCCTTTCCCCTGCAGATACCTTGGGACGCCTTTCCCTCTTTGAAGCCGAAATTGAATTTGCAAAATCGGTGGTAGAAGCATCTGAACAACCCCTCTTTGTTATGATGGATGAAATCTTCCATTCCACAAATGCTCATGATGGTGTAGAAGCTAGTCGCGTCTTTCTAAATCGACTGTATGCTCTTCCGAATACTATTTCATTAATTAGTACTCATTATAGAGCATTGGCAGAAGAATTTTCAACTATACATTCTTTACAGGCTGAAACACTCCCACAAAAAGATGGGCTCACTTATACATATAAGATTCTTCCCGGTATTTCTACGGCCAGTAGTGTAATGGATATCTTGCGTGAAAAAGGATTGTTGAAAAACCAACTCCCTTCTACAGAACCATGAACCTTCCTGATTCGTTTTACATTGCGTTGTGTATGACAGTCCTTTTGCTAGGTGTTGTTTATTGGTTTTGGACCCAGAACCAATTTCTTCTTCGTAAGATAAATCTACTTGAAAATATTGTATATGAACTGAAAACAATTTGTACAGCTCCTCCACCATCCCCTGTAGAACCCGTGTCCTATCCTCCTGCTCCTTCTTCTGTGGTAGAAGAGGAGGAACTTCATGAAGAGCTGCTGCAGGAGGAAGAAGAGTCCCATCCTCTTCAGCGCCCTCCTCCTGTAGAAGATGATCTCCAGCCCGGTGGTGTGGGAAGTGGTGTAGAAGTCCCTGCCGAATCGTCCAATCTGCTGGAATCCATGACGGTCAAGGAACTTCGTCGTCTGGCGGAACAGCGTGGAATTAAGGGAGGCGCTGAGATGAAGAAGAAGGAACTCCTGGCAGAACTCAAGAAGGGGGTTCCTGCTCCTTCTGTTCTCGCAGCCTTTCAAGATTCAAAGGAGGAAACCCTGGGGGAAACAGATGTAGTGGAGCTTTCGACGGCTTAATTATTTTAATACTATTCTAATCCTAACAAAAATATTCTTGTTAAGATTAGAATGATAGGATTCTAAATATAGTACAGAGAATTTGCGAAGCAAATTCTCTGTACTATATTTAGAATGATAGGATTCTAAATATAGTACAGAGAATTTGCGAAGCAAATTCTCTGTACTATATTTAGAATGACACTAATAGAACGGG